TTTGTATATGACAACCCAATGCAGACGTTCACCATTGCAACTTCTAGCACTGTTGGTAGCAACTTTGATACGGAAGCCCTTCTTCGAGCTGCGGTGTTCTTGAACGCTAACTTTGCTGCTGCAAACGCTGGTAATGACACAACGGGTATTTCTACTGGTACTCTGAATGTCACCACTATCGCTGCCACGGCTGCGTTGCATTTGCGAGTCATTGGAATTCAAGATGACCCAGACAACTCTGACTTCACTGTCGCTGGTATCCCTGTAATCGTTCGATTGAATAACAGTTTCAACTCCGCCAATGGCGCGTTGGTCTCTGGTACTCCATCGACCACTGGCGTTTAAGGAGGTCTAATCATGGCTATTTCACGCGCACAACTAGCAAAAGAGCTAGAGCCCGGCCTGAACGCATTGTTCGGAATGGAGTACGATCGTTACGAAGGTCAACATGCTGAAATCTATACGACCGAATCCTCAGATAGAGCTTTTGAGGAAGAAGTTATGCTATCAGGTTTTGGCGCAGCACCTACTAAATCTGAAGGTTCTGCTGTTAACTTTGATGACGCTAACGAAGCATACACTGCTCGTTATAACCACGAAACTCTTGCTCTCGCATTCTCAATCACTGAGGAAGCAATAGAGGACAACCTGTACGACCGTCTAGGCAGTCGTTACACCAAAGCCCTCGCACGTTCGATGGCTCACTCTAAGCAGGTTAAAGCTGCGGCGATTCTTAATGCTGCGTTTACTGGTGGTGCAACCGCTGGTGGCGATGGTGTTGCTCTCTGCTCAACCGCTCACCCGCTGACTAACGGTGGCACATTTGCCAACACTCCCACAGTTGCTGCTGATCTGAACGAAACTTCTTTGGAAGACGCTCTGATCAACATCGCGGGTTTTGTTGACGAACGTGGTTTGAAAGTCGCACTTCGCGGCATGAAACTGTTGATTCCACGTCAACTGCAATTCGTTGCAGAACGTCTGATGGTGTCTAACCTCCGTGTTGGCACTGCGGATAACGACACCAACGCAATTAAGTCCATGGGCATGTTGCCTGAGGGTTATATTGTAAATGACTTCTTTACAGACCCGGATGCGTTTTTCGTCAAAACCGATGCGCCTCGCGGATTTGTACACTTCGAACGGACTGCACTTTCGACCAACATGGAAGCGGACTTCGACACTGGTAACATGCGGTTTAAAGCCCGTGAGCGTTACAGCTTTGGGTTCAGTGATCCACGTTGTGTTTATGGAGCAGCCGGGGTCTAAGTATAGATCACTTGTTAAAGTAGGGGCTACTTCGGTGGCCCCTTTCTTTTTGTCTTTAGGTCGTGTATTGTTTTTGCAATCCCTGACAGTCGCATGATGCGGCTGACATTTGCCACGACAGGAGACTCACATGGCTAATACAACTTTCTCAGGCCCAATCCGGGCAGGTAACATTAAGAACACAACTGGTACAACTGTAGGCACGGACATTGCTAACATCGGCTATGTTGTAATGTGTCAAGACACCGTGCAAAGTCTCGCAGGTGGCGCACTTGCGGCGGTAGTAACAGATATCATAATTCCAGCTAACTCTAAGATCGTAAATGTAATTATTGATCTTGTAGCTGCGGCTAACACTACAACTAATATTAGTGTTGGTGAGGTTGGCGGTAACGCAAATACTATCATTAGTGCAGTTGCATCAGGGACCACAGTGGGCGTCAAAGCATTGGGCGCTGGCGGCGGTGGAACCCTAGAGTGGGGCAACATTGGAACCGCAGATAAACGCTTAAATGTAACAGCGACTGCCGCTACTAACGCTGGTTCTGTTCGTATTACAGTAATGTACGCACAAGCGTTTAACACCGTAATCCGTCCGTAACCCTTTACTTAGGAGGGTTTTGCCATGGCAGGCTCAGACATAAATGCGTTTACTCATGCGCAAGGTGCGGCGGCGGCTCTTATAGGTCCGTCCAGATCACGGCTTCAAGCCGTGAACATATATGCGACTACGGCGGGATCGTTCACTCTTACCAATGGTAACGGGGGAGCAACGTTGTTAACTCAAAAGTTCCCCGTAGGTATGAACGAGATATACATCCCTGAAAATGGGATGTTGTTTACCTCTGGGGTTTACATTTCGGCACTAACGGGCGCGGGAACCGAACTTACGTTTCTCTTAGCATAGAGAAAGTGTATGGCTAAGATTGACAAATCAAAGATGGCTTGCAACAAGCCCAAGCGCCAAATATCTGGCGGCAAGAAGTCTGTTGTTAAGGCCTGTGACAAAGGTAAAGAGAAAATTGTCCGGTTTGGCGATGCCAACATGACCATTAAGAAATCGGACCCTAAACGGCGCAAGTCGTTTAGGGCACGTCATGGCTGTGACAAAGGTAAGCTAGACAAGCTAAAGGCTAAATACTGGTCGTGTAAGGCGTGGTGATGTAATGAAGATTGATCTGCAACATATTATTTCCGGTTTGGCCCTTGGTGTATTAAGTTGGTCAGCGTTGCAGGTCTATGAGATGAACGCACAGGTGTCCTTGGTTTCTTACAAAGTTGACCAGAATTACAACATGATTAAGCCAATGTGGCAGGATTTTTTAGTTAGGCAGGTTCTGTATGATGAGTCGGGGACAGATGGAGTTTCAAATATCCAAGCCTCCAGAGGAGAAGAGTAAACATGGCAACTTCAGGAACCAGAGACTTTAACCTTGATGTCGGTGAGATTATTGAGGAAGCGTATGAGCGGTGTGGGTTAGAAGTTCGCACAGGTTATGACGCTAAGTCGGCACGTCGGTCTTTAAACCTGATGTTTGCCGATTGGGCTAATCGCGGATTAAACCTGTGGACTGTTAGTTCGGCTGTGATAACTCTCACAAAGGGCAAAAAACAAGAGCCTCTTAGCGCTGACGTCATAGACATTCTGGATGTTGTGTACACGCGAGATGGCACGGACTATGAAGTTCAACGGATTAGCCGTGGGGACTATGTAACTCTTCCTAACAAAGACACTGAAGGCCGGACAAGCCAGTATTATTTAGATCGGCAGATTTCCCCTTTGCTAAACCTTTGGGCCGTCCCTGATAACTCGGTTGACACGTTGACGTATTATTACGTTCGCCGGATTGAAGACGCGGGAACATTGGTCAACACGGCTGACCTTCCTTTCCGGTTCTTCCCTTGCATGGTTGCTGGTTTGGCGTATTATCTGTCGATGAAAAGGGCCCCCGACAGACTACAGATATTAAAATCGGTATACGAAGAAGAGTTTCAACGTGCGGCAGACGAAGACGAGGGCCGCACTGCATTGAAACTACAACCCAGCATGAGATACTTGAGGGTGTAGTATGTACGCAAGTGGTAAAAAAGCATGGGGAATATCCGACCGCTCTGGCCGTCGTTACCGTTTGCACGAAATGCGGGTGGAATGGACCGGGGCAAAAGTTGGTCCTGATGAGTTTGACCCTAAACAGCCACAATTATTTCCGCCAAAGGCTTTTCCTGATCCGCAGGCGTTGAGAAACCCTCGCCCAGAAGTGGGCTTGGTTGCGCAAAGGAACATTCAATGGGGGTGGAATCCAGTTGGCGGACCCTCAGACAATGGAATAAACCCGCCTAACGTTATGGTAGCCATCGGTTCGGTAGGCCAAGTCACGGTGACAACATGAGCATGACATACGCCCAGCTAAAGCAGGCAATTCAAGACTATACGGAAAACACAGAAACCACTTTTGTAGCAAACCTCCCGTTGTTTATTCGAACCGCCGAGGAACGAATTCTAAAAATGGTTCAGCTAAGTTTGTTCCGTCGCAACAAAACAGGTGTGATGGGTCAGGGTAGTCAATATCTGGGTTGCCCCGATGACTTTCTCGCCCCCTTCTCTTTGAGCTATTCCCCTGTCGGCGGTGGAGCCAAAGAGTTTTTAGAGTTTAAAGACGTTAGCTTTATTCAAATGTACAACCCGGACAGTTCCGTACAGGGAGTTCCTAAATACTACGCGACGTTTGACATATCTAACTTTATTGTGTCTCCTACACCTAACGCCGCCTACAATGTTGAGATGCACTACCTGTACCGTCCAGCAAGTCTGACTGCCGGCGCGGATGGGGGCACGTCATGGCTAAGTATAAATGCAGAATTGTCTTTGCTTTACGGCGCTCTCATAGAGGCTTATATCTTTATGAAGGGCGAACAGGATGTCATGGCGATGTATGAAAAACGGTATCAAGAGTCTCTAATCGGGTTGAAACTGTTGGGTGAAGCTAAAGAGACAACACAAGATTATAGGGTTGGTAGGGTTATTCGGGAGAAACAATAATGTTTGACGCGACAGTTGGGTCAGTCAACGTACACGCAACTAATGGTCGAGGATCGACCCCTGAAGAGGTTGCAGAGCGATGTGTTAACAAACTTATAGGGATTTCGAATAACGCAAATCCAATACTAAGAGATCAGGCCGTCGCGTATAGAAACGAGATGGAGAAGGTTATTGTAGTGTATATGAAACAGGCTGTTCAAAGTGACCGAACTACTGTATATAATGCGATAAGAGATGCAGGCCAGCTAAAGTTGGCAGAATACATAAAGGATATGTGAGATGGCTTTTTCTGGTAATGCGATGTCTACTTCTTTCAAACAGCAGTTGTTGATTGGCGCACATAATTTTACGGCAGCGAGTAATGTGTTTCGACTGGCCCTATACACAAACAGCGCCGTCCCTTCAGACATGGGTGGCTCCGGCAGTACCATGGACGGAAGTGTCGCAAACTACGCTTCGAACAACGAGGTCAGTGGAACGAACTACGTTGCCAAAGGTAATCCCATCACCACGGTAACACCTACAACCGCCGGAACCACGGCTTACGTTGATTGTAACGATGTTGTGTTTTCCAATGTAACGATTTCGGCAGTCCGAGGCGCGGTGTTTTACAACGATGCTATGACTAGCCCCGCGGACGCTGCGGTTGCGGTTTTGGATTTTGGTTCGGACAAAGCTGCAAGCACGGGTGATTTCACAGTTGTTATGCCTGCGGCGGGAGCGAGCACTGCTATCATTCGTATAGCATAAGGGGCTAATTATGGCTGTAATTGCCAATCGAGCCAAGATGACGACCTCGACCACTGGTACGGGGACAATAACTCTTGGGTCCGCGTCCACTGGGTTCCAGACGTTTGCGGCAGCGGGTATAACTAACGGTCAAAGTGTACAGTATGTGATTGAAGAGGGCGTTGGTTTTGAGATTGGAACGGGGACCTACACGGCTAGTGGGACAACTCTAACCCGAGGCGCGGTCACCGAAAGCTCCAACAGCGACAACGCTCTTTCATTGAGTGGTGGGGCGCAAGTATTTATTACCGCAATCACAACTCAGTTTAATGAAAAATTAGACAAGGTAGGCGGCACGATGTCTGGTGTTATTGCTATGGGCAATAACAAAGTGACGGGGGTTACAGATCCCACGGCAGCACAAGACGCAGCCACGAAGTCTTACGTTGATACTATTGCCGCGGCGGGTCTTCATTACCACGAACCTGTCCGAGTAGAGACTACAGCCAACCTTACTGCGGCTTATAGTAACGGAAGCAGTGGCGTCGGGGCCACCTTAACCAACAGCGGAACTCAAGCGGCTATCGTCCTTGACGGTGTTACCCTTGTAGCTAACGACCGTGTGATGGTTCAAGACCAAAGCAATCAGGCCCACAATGGGGTGTATAAAGTTACAACCCTTGGTTCTGCCAGTGCGAACTGGGTTTTAACTCGGACAACCGATACCGATTCTTACGCTCCTAGTGACCCTGATGCGCTGGGCGAAGGCGATGCGTTTTTTATTCGTGAGGGCACGGTTCACGGCGGCGAGTTAGATGTAATGACAACCGTTGGTGTTATTACTTTTGGTACAACAAACATTGTATTTACTCTTGTGTCGGATGCCCCCATTTATACTGCTGGCACAGGCATGGCTCTGTCTGGGACGCAGTTTTCCATTGGTCAGGCCGTAGCTACCGACAGCACTCCTACTTTTGGAACCACAACAATTAGTGGTAATATCGCTGTCACCGGAACGGTAGATGGTCGAGACGTTGCCGCAGACGGAACCAAACTCAATACTATTGAAACAAGCGCCGATGTTACCGATTCGACTAATGTTGGGTCTTCTCTTACGTCCTTTTCCACCGGAACAGACGCGGTAGGAGCCGACCTTATTCCCGTGTATGACGTGTCTTCGTCTTCTTGGGAAAAACAGACAATTACAAACGCTGCTTTGCAGGGCCCTACTGGTCCGACAGGGGCTAAAGGACAGAAGGGCGAAGTTGGGGCGACTGGCCCGACAGGGGCTAAAGGACAGAAGGGCGAAGTTGGGGCGACAGGTCCGACAGGCCCTACGGGTCCTACTGGGGCTAAAGGGCAGAAGGGCGAAGTTGGCGCGACAGGCCCGACAGGCCCTACGGGTCCTACTGGGGCTAAAGGACAGAAGGGCGAAGTTGGCGCTGGCGGAAGCACAGGACCCACAGGACCCACAGGTCCGACTGGTTCAGGCGGTTCCACAGGCCCCACAGGTCCTACAGGTTCTAAAGGACAAAAGGGTCAAACTGGCGCTACAGGTCCGACTGGCTCTACAGGTCCGACTGGCTCTACGGGTCCGACTGGTTCTACTGGCCCGACAGGTCCTACAGGTTCTAAAGGACAAAAGGGTCAAACTGGCGCTGGCGGAAGCACCGGCCCGACTGGCCCGACAGGACCTGCTGGCAGCGGTGGCGCTACAGGTCCTACTGGTCCTACAGGTTCTAAAGGACAAAAGGGTCAAACTGGCGCGACGGGACCTACGGGACCTACGGGACCTACAGGTCCGACTGGTTCCACTGGTTCTAAAGGACAGAAGGGTCAAACTGGCGGCGGTGGTTCCACTGGTTCTAAAGGACAGAAGGGTCAAACTGGGGCGACGGGACCTACTGGACCGACTGGACCTACTGGACCGACTGGACCTACTGGTTCCACTGGTTCTAAAGGACAGAAGGGTCAAACTGGCG